GGCAGTCAATCCAGTCCGAGTGATACCCGTGCAGACATGTCCGGGATCATGTCATCCCAGGACATCGTCTCCAGAGTCACTGCCTTTCGCTCCTCGTTGAACAGCTCTGGGAAGTAGTTGTAGTAGCCGTAGCGAACGGCGTCGATTGTGTGGTTGTCCACATCAACCGGGTTCTCGGACGAGTTTACCTCGATCCTTTGACGAATCGTATCTGGATAGTGGTAGAGCCCGTGCTCTTTGATGCAATTCTTGCAACGTGGATCATAGGTGATCCGCGGGACGATGTCCGCGCCGACTGACCTGATCGGATCGCGGAGGAACATGTGATGAACTTCAAGGCCGCGTCGGATCGTTGTCGGCTTCTCTGTTCTCGTCCGATAGCCCCGAAGTCGCCAAGTAGCAACTGCTTCAGCCGCTGCCCGGTCGACGACGACATCGATTTCCTCCCGGGGATTGCCGAAGTCGTTGAGGATGTATGGTCCCCACTTATCTTCAGCAAGTCGGATGATTTCAGAAGTCGTATGCTGAGTCCGGTAGATCTCGTCCAGAACGTGGACTTCCTCTGTGGGAGTGATCTGCACCAGAAGAACGCAGTAAGGAGCCGCAGAACCTGGATCGACCCACAGGGACGTGCGAAGGAGCGGGCTGTAGTTGTGGGACCGAACGTGAACGTCGGAGTCGAACTCGGGGAATACCAGCCCACCGTATGCGATGAACTTGGCCTCCCATTCCTGTGCGAAGGCCTCCGGCGAAGAGTTTCGACGTGCTTCCTCGATCTCCTCCGCGGGAAGGATCGGGTTCATCCGCGACGGGATCGTCCAGCTCTCCCACCACGCGTGGTCGGGGTTCGAGTTGTCCTGTCCTTTGAGGTAGAACTCATGGAACCAGTTGAACCCGCGCGGAGTGCTGCTGAATAGTGCTCGACCTTGTCGATCTGCCAGAGCAGGTCGAATATACTGATGCCAGGTTCGTTCCTTGAGGCGAGCAGCCTCTGCAAGGATGACGAGATCGAGACCCTCTCCGATGAGCTGGTCAGGGTTCTCCTCGGACCGGCATTCAACCATCGAACCGTTCTCGAACTGAATAAAGAGCTCACGTTCCGACTTCCTTCGAACCGGGACGAGGTCCTTGTTCACGGCGAGGTTCCAGAGGACGCGGAACTCTTTCTCCGCGAGGTCCATCGTCGGACCAACGATCCAGACGTAAGAACCAGGAATTACGATCTGGCAGAAGCCTTCTCGTCCTCCCAGGACCGACTTCCCAATCCGCCGGCCACCGTTGACAACTCGGAACCTAGCCGTCGAGCGGTGAACTTGTGCCTGGTACGAGAACGTCTGAAGGCCCGTACTCCGGAAAATCGCCGCCATCCGATCCGGTGTTAGGAGCGAAGAGCGCGGCGAGGATATTCTCGTACTTGTTGTTGACATTGATGTCGCCCTCGACGGTAACCGCCATCCCCTTGCCGCCGACGGTCAACCGATCCATGATCCGAAGCAGATCCAAGAGCTCCATGTTCTTGATAGCCGCGCCGTTGGTGCGCCGATCAAGTTCACGAACGATCTTGCCCTTGATCTTTGAGGTAGTTGCTGCGCGGTGTTCCTCGATCCGGGCTCTGAAGTCCGGGTCTTGCATGTACTTCTTGATCTGTCTGGCGCTGACACCAGCATACTGCGCGGCGAGCTTCTGAGTTGCTCCCACAGCCAGTGCCTGAGAAGCCATCTCCATATGCGCTCGCATCGCAGCATATCGAAGCCGAGGCTTCTTGATGATCATCTCTTCCTGAACATCATCGAGGGTTTTACCCTTCGGATTCAGGATCGTCAGCCCCCGATTCGTAGCTTCCAGCCTCTTCCGGTCGCCCGGTCCCGCGTCTTCGGGAAGATGAACGAGATCTCTTGCCACCATCTGGAATGAACCCCATGCCAATCCGGATAGCCTTCGCCATCCTGACGTAGATGTTGAGAACAGATACGTCAAGCTTGGAAGCTATGTCTCGTTCTGTTCTGCCGTAGACCCCCTCGATCAGTACCATTCCCAGTGGGGGCTGATATCCCATCAACTTCCACAGGGCAGAGGTGACTGGAAACAAGCCCGGTGCTGGGGAACTGTATCGTTCGACCCTAGTCATCTGGAAAAGCTTGTGGCCTTCCAGCGGGCTTCGCGCGGTATACTGCTCGCGCGTAAGGAGGTTTCGGCGTTGCCGGTAAGTTGTGAGACTTTCACCCGGCTGGGGCGGCTTCAAACCCATAACTACGTGAAGATGGCTGACCATCTTCGGCATAGTTTCGGGGTTCCCGTTCTCTGCAAGTGTCTTGAACTGATGGATGCGGCTGGGGATTTCCCCTTCTACACCCTCGCGGAAGAAGCAAAGTCCGCACAACAGCGGCTGTTCTGGATAGAACTGGATGCTGTAGTATGGATTGTGGCCGCAATCGAGAGCCACCCTAGGCTCATCATAGGGAAGAGCTTGCTGTAGTTTGGCAGCAATACTCTTCCCCTGTTTCACTGGTGGGTGGATGTTGTTTGCAGCTGGGAACATCAGCTACCCTCATGGCCTACCGGGGGAAGAGAACGATGCTCATCCCAGGAGAGGTTTGAAACCCGTAGCCTGGAAGTTTGGAGTTCTAAGCTCTTCCCCCCAATTGGATGGAGGGTGGCTGTTGAACCCTGGGCTGCCTGGTGGGAGGCGAAGCCTCAGCTACAGATACCATCATATAACATCTTGTGGTACCTGTCAAGGGTAGCCAAGTTCCCTAGTTCAACGGGGGGAAGAGCTCTACATCAATCACTTCAGGTGGCTTCCCCTCAGCATCAACAGCTTCCCTACAGCATCTACCAGCCATTCGAGATTCCGGGAAGCTGAGGATTGAACCCACAGGCCGGAATGCTATTTCTTTCGCATCCAACCATCTACTTCTTAGGGTAAAAGATTCCCGGCGGTGTTCACATTAGTCACGACTAAGTCTATAGACCACTATGGGGGTCCAGAGATGCCTATACCCCATCACGCATCGCCACGTGACAATCCCAGGGACAGTCCCCAGTCTGGCCTGCCGCCCTTAGAGCACATCTCCGGAAAACCAACTTACATCTTCTGTTCTACCAACCCCGGCTTGCGGCCCTTGGTACGGGGAGGACACTCTAGGTGTCCTCCCCGCCGCTAGGGGGCGCTCAGGCGCCCGTGGTGCCCTCCCCCATGCTTTCGGGGGACTTGGGGGCGGGCGGCACGCTCCCGGTCCCGCGCGGGCGCTTGGGGGCGCTCGTGGGGGACTTGGCGGCACCGCGTCCACGCGCCGCGCTTGACGCCCGTGCGGGCGTCCCGGTCGCGACCTGACCGCGTGCCCGCTTGACGAGCGCGTCCACGATGCGGTCGCGCTCAGGGCCGGTGTACGCGTGCGTGGTGTAGTCCTCGTGCGTGGCCTTGTTGAACCGGGCCATGTTGGCCCGTGCCCACGAGCGCACGCGCTTGGCGTCGCACTTGACGCCGCGCTTGGTGACGAGGAGCGCGACCGCGTTCGCGGAGTAGGTCTGTGCGGGCATGACTGCCCTCCTGTAGCCCGGTCGCATTCGGACCGGTGCGAGGGCACCGTACAGGACGCTCAGGACGCCCGTCAAGCCTGACCGCGTGCCTGACTTTGGTCCTGACACGCCTCCAGGTCGCCTTGCTGACACGAGCCAGGCGCGCTTGACTGTCCCACGCAAGCGCGCTTGCGACTCGGGCGCAGGTCGCCTTGACAACTTCTCTCAAGGGGCCTTGACAACTTTTTTTGTCTCCTGATGCTGAGGATCCGCTTAAGGTGAATGATTGCAGCCGTATATAAACGGTGGTTTATATGTGATTGTACGAACGTAGTAGTTGCTGAGGTTCACGGAACCCCAACAACCTAGTTGATAAGAAAGCCCGAAGGGTTTCGTGCTGCTGATGCTGATCTTGCTGCTGATCCTGCTGCTGATCCTGATGCTACTCCATAGCATCGCAGCATCAGCCTCTGCAGGCCGCCCAGGGATCCATCCCTCGGCCACAGGGCGGAACCTGCCCGGCTGCTGATCCTGATCCTTGTTCTTGGTCGGCAAGTAGTTGGGATGCGGAGGTGTGAAGGCGGAACCTGGTGTTATGGGCGGAGATCTACGTTGAGCGGCTATATGAAGCTTATTATGGATCCCAGGCTAAGAGGCATAGGGATAGGGCAAGTAGACTAAGAGGCGGCCCAAAGCTGCTGATCTTGAGGCGACCCCCCCATGCTTTCCTGGAGGAACTGCTCGAAACCATGAGCTCACATGCTTCCCCTCTACCCAGGGATTGGCTGCTGATCCTCGTGTATGATGTACACACAAAGAAAGGGCTGAGGATGATTAGATCCCCAGCCCTTGAGAGTTAGCGGAAGAGGATTACTCCTCGTCCTCCTCCTCATCCTCGTCATCCGAGTCCTCGCCAAGGAGATCATCGACCTCCTCATCCGAAGCCTCATCCGAGTCCTCGTCGGCAAGATCGGCCAGCTCCTCGAGCTCATCCGTGACTTCCGTCGCGTCTGCCTCGACCTTCTTGGCCTTCTTCGCCTTGGGCTTCTTCTCCGCCTTTGCGGTTGCGCCAGCCTGGAGCAGCTCCCGGATGTGGTCGACCTCTTCCTGGGTGAGGTCGTACCGGGTGTACTCCTTGTCGGCGTGCCCGCCATCCTCACTGCGGAGGATCCGGCGGAGACGAACGGGCGTGATCCCGAGCTGGGCTGCGGCATCCTTGGTGGAGAGCCCCTGGCGCTCCGGCTTGGCTGCCTTGGCCTTCTTCGACTTCTTCGGCGCCTCCGCCTCGGAAGCCTCGGCGAGCTCCTCGACCTCGTCCAGCTCCTCGAGATCATCGTCCTCATCTTCGGACGGCTCGGGATCGGGAACGACCGTCGGCTTGGTCGCCTTCTTCGTGGGTGTTGCCACCTGAGACCTCCTGTGCTGTTGGACTTCTGTCCAACCTTGCGTACCTATTATAATAGATCTTGAAGCGGTTTGTCAACGACCTCTTTCTTCTGTGAGCTACTTCCTAATCTACCCCTCCTCCACTTCTACGGGCTCCACGAGGGAACCGGGCACTCGGATGTCCCCGCGGAACCTTCCCACAGGGCTGTCGAGGCGGACGATAAGCTTAGAGACCTTCTTACCCACCACCGTCGCCTCCATCCCTCTCAGGTAGGTTGGGCGGATGGTAGGCACGAAGCGTACCTTGGAACCGACGGGGATCGCGGAGAAGTTGCGAACCCCAATAGACTTCTTCCTACCCTGGATGGCGAGGAGGAGATCATCCAGATCCTCGTCGTGCTGACCCCTGCGGATCTCTGCGATGAGGCTCATCTACCTCTCCATCCCGGCCATGGCAACGAAGTGCTGCCCGCCGTAATCGAACCCGAGCTCGAGGGGGCCGTTCCCATCGAAGTTCTCCGAGATGTACTGCCCCATGCGAAGGAAGGCGGCAGCCACCATCGACTCGGTGCCATCTCGTGACGGATGGATGATGTCGACCACCGTCGAGATGACGATGCTCTCACCCTGGTTCTCGGCGCCAAAGGCGGGCTGTGCTGTCTTGCGAGTTGCTGTTGCCACGTAATCCTCCTCGTAATCTACTTCATCGACCATTGGTGCTGGATGATCCAGCGGGTCGTAAGCCACTTCTTACCCCCTTGGGTCTGGGATGTTCCCTGCCTCAACCTTGTCGAGGAAGTCAGCTGCCGGTGTGGGATCGTTGAACCACCGGACGAGGAAGGGCTGATCCCTACCCGCATCCTGGACTGATGTTCGGAACCGGATGGAACCATCCTCCTTGACCACCTCCTCCACTACTCCAACCCGCGTAACCGGCCAACTTCGCCGGATCATAGTCGTAACCTTGTCTGCCACTTCTTACCTCTGCTGGTGGATGATGATGTAGGCTAGAACGTGAGCCCCCAAGTACATCACGGTGAGGAGGATGAATAGCCAGGCAAGCCAGCCCAAGAACTTGTCCAGCCTGCGGTTCAATCCACCCTCCATTCCTCAAGCAT